AAAACGCCTGTTCGGGCGGTGGTTATGCGGGATTTAGCGATAACGCCCGTTATGTCACGTCGGGAAGCTCCGAGACGAGCGCATTGAAGGCTTACCCCGTCGGCTCCATTTACATGTCCGTCAACTCGACGAACCCGAAAGACCTGTTCGGCGGGACGTGGGAGCAGCTTCAGAACCGCTTTCTCGTCGGCGTTGGCTCGTCTTACGGCAACGGCGAGACAGGCGGCGCGAGCAGTTACACGCCGAAAGGCACGGTCGGGAACCACACGCTGACGCTCAACGAGATACCGAAGCACAGCCATAAGGTTTACGGCGGCTGGGGAGATGGTCCATCAGACAATGGGTCGTTCCGAACGGACCAGAACAGCCCAGCGCATTGGTGGTCGGCGACGGGCGACGAAGGCGGCGGCGGTTCGCACAACCACGGCTTCACTGGCACGGCTCAGACGATCTTGCCGCCGTACCTTGCTGTCTATATGTGGAAGCGGACGGCATGATCGCAGCTAAACGCCCATGACGTAATCCAAGACCCAATGCGCGTTGTTGTAGGTGACCCCGTTCTTAGTCCCTGATTGGTTGTTGTCGTCGTTGCCTGAGATATGCGTGTCAGAGATATAGAGGTACTTCGACGCGATTGCCGAGAAGTCCGACGTGATGAACGGCAATGCCACGCCATAGCCGCTGTTTATCTCAGCGTGGCTCTTCGGGATGAAGTGGAAAGCGTGGTCGTATTTCTGACCGCTCCTGTTCGAGTAGGCGCACCAGCAAAGGACGATGCCGAACATCTGGGCACTTATCGGCTCGGAAAGCGTCACCGTGTGCCGCTTCATCATGTACCAGTCGATGTTGGTTCTGGTCAGGAGCTTCGCGTTCCTGAACCGCTCAGAAGTCAGGATGTCGCCGACCGACTCCTTTACATAACGGGCGTTATCAGCCGTCGCCACGATGCCGAGGCACGTCACGAGCGCGCCGTCCACCAGCAGCACCACGCGGTCTCCCACTTCGGCGCCCGCGCAGGATACGGTCATGCAAACGCCCGTGATCGTCCCGCCCGCAAGGCTCACGTCGAGCGTCGAGCCGCTGACCTTGGTCACCGTGCCGTACTTCACCCTTGGCGAGTTGGACGGCTTGCCGCCGCCCAGCGTGTCGGCGAGAACCGCGCCGTAGTCTTCCATCTCCATGTTGATCACCTCTCGAAAGATCGCGCTTCGCACTTGATCGGGCAGCCAGCCGCGAGGGAGAGCCTTTGCGTCCTGATCGCCATGCGCTTGGACAGACCAGCCGACATGTAGTCCATTCGGATAGCGTCGCCGACGGACAGCGGGCGGTAGATGTGCGTGAACGTCAGGCGGTCGATGATGGAGCGTTCCGTCTCCAGCATGGACTTCGCCTTCGCGTCGGCTGCCTCCTGCTGCTCGGCGGTTGTGGAGCCGTCGGGTAGTCCTTGGTACTCGTAGCGTTTGACGATTCGCCTACCTACCGCCGCCGTGCCGTACTCCGACGTTTCATCGACGTACGTGCCGCGAATGGTCGCGCCTTGGGTGGAGTAGTCCGCATGGACCACGTTCGCGACGTTCGAGCGGTCGAAGCTGCGTTCCATGGACGCGAGGAACCGCGCGTCCTTGCCCTCCGTGAACACGTGCGCGATGGGTCGGGCGTTCGGCTCGACGTAGCGGCGCATGACCACACGACCCCACGGGTCGGTCTTAGCCGACTGGAAGCCAGCCGCTGACAGCAGCGCGTTCACGGCTTTCAGCTTGTCGTCTGGCTCGTCGTCTCCCGTGCCGCCCGTGCCGAACACCACGTCAGATGCGAGCACGAAATCGGACGGGTCTGCCACCACGTCCAAGCCGCTCTCCTTGCAGATGCGCATGGCGGCTTGGACTGCGTTCGAGCCTTTGGCGATCTGGTACGGGTGATCGAAGTCATCGTCGCTGAGTTCGACCAAACGCCCGTAGAGGTCCACCGAACCCGAAGCGCGGGAGCCGTTTATGTCGGTGTCGGGTGCCTGGGCGAGGAAGGTGCCCAGGCACTCCGATACCTGCGAGCCGTCGGCGAAGGTCGCGTCGATGTAGACGCGCACGAGGTCGCGCCCAACGTCGAACCCGCCCACGAAGTCGAGGGAACCGCTCTCGAACGTGGACTTGTCCTGATTGCGGCTGATCTCGCCGCCGTTGAGGATCCCAGCGACTTGGGACAGCTCGTCGCCCGTCTCGCGGGAAACCCTCATCACTCGGAATGCCGACGTGAACCGTTCTTGCCATTGATCGCTAGGCATAAGGCGGCTCCTCCCATGCAAGCTCGGTCAGCTGCGCCGTGATGTCGAACGCGACGGGCGTTCCAACGGTCGCAGACCACGACCAGCCGACATTGCACATGGACACGCCGCCCATCGGGTCTCGGTAGTAGCAGACGCTTTGGTTGGCATAGTTCGCGCGGAACGCCGTGAAGGAATCCTCGCCGACGAGCGAGAACCCGACGTTGTGCGAAACGTCCACAGCGTCGAGCGCGTACCACGACGGGAGACCTTTCATGTTGCCGCCGTCGGCAAAATGATATGCCTCGCCCTGCTGCTGGTACGAGCCGTCGAGCGTCGGGTTCAGCTCAGCCACCAGCGCGCGGTCTGCGCGGTAGCCGAAGGACAGAACCGACTTTCCGTGGCTCTCGACAAGGCTCTCGACGACCGTCTGCGCCGTGGCTCCCGCCGCCGCGTAGCTGGTGACCTCGTACTTGTACCCCACGCCCAAAGGCGGGATTGGGTCGGTCATCTCGTAGCCAAGCTGAACGTGGTGCGCGAGCTCGACGCGCGATCCGTTGGGGTTCACGCGCACGACGTCCACGACCGTGATCGCTTCCAGCGCGTCGCTGTGGTCCTTCTCGCGGACGAACAGGCGAACGCCCAGACCCTCCGTCACCTCGGTCTCGACCGTGGCGGCGTTCGGGTTCGTCCATTCGGTGACGAACGTTCGGGTCGCGGTGGTTTCGAGCGACGAGCCGCCTCGAACCCTCAGCGTCAAGGTGTAGCTGGCTTCGTTCGCGAGACCGAGCGCGGGTGTCATGCCCCATGCGCGTTGATCGGTCGCTGGGTCGAGCTGCGCTATCAGGCTCCCGCCCGCGTCGTGAAGCTCGATGTGCTGCGATGAGATGCCCGTGGAATCGCTCGCGTCCCACGTCGCGTCCAAGGGCAGCTTGGTGATCTTCGCCCCGTCGGTCGCTGGGAAGGTGAACGTTGCCGACGGCAGGTCAGCCATCGTGAACGTCTGATAGCCGCTCCACGCGCCCCATGCGGCGTAGAGACCGTACGTTCGGACGCGCACCTTCCACGTGCCGTTGACCGCTGGCGTGAACGGGTAGGCATGGAACGTACCCGTGATGTCCACGGTCTTCACCGAACCAGACGGGTCGGTCAGCTCGACTTGCGCCTTCGCCTGTTCCGTGCCGTCGGGATGGTTCTTGACCCATGAGACCCTTTGCTGGGTCCCGTAGGGCAGAACCGACGCGCTCAGGGTCACGGCTGGCGCGTTCGGAGCCACGATGGTCTGCACGCTGTTGGACTGCGCCCATGCGGAATAGAGAACCGCGTTCGGGTTCGTGGAGCCGCCTTGAGCCTTGTACGCCCTCGCTCGGTAGACGATCTGACCAGCTGGCGGCGCGGAGTCCGTCCAGTCCGCCGACAGGCTGGCGGCTTGCCAGCTCGTGCCGCCGTTCGCGGACACTTGGAACTCGTAGCCGTCGGCGTAGGCGGGCTTCGTGCCCGTGAGCTTGACGGTGGTAGCCGTCGGCTTGGTGGCGGTCAGGTTGGCAATGGAGTCTGGCGTGGTGTAGACGTAGCTCGACCATTCCGTCTCGTCGCCGCCGAAGGAGTTGCTAGCCGCGAGGTAGTAGCGGTAGCGATGACCAGCCTTGACCGAGCCGTCCGTCCATGAGGTCGCGCTTCCGAGCGTCGCCACCTGCGTGGTCGAACCCGAGCCGTCTTGGTGGTAGACCTTGACGGCAGACCACGGGCGCGCCGCGCTCGCGGTGCTGTTCCATTTGAGCGCGATTGACGTGTCTGAGGTGCGCGAGACGGCAAGACCAGTCGGCGCGAGAGCGGGCGAGTAGATCGTGGCGGTGTTGGACGCGCCCGAGTTCCCTGCGCTGTTCTTCGCCACGACGCGGTAGCTGTAGTAGTTGCCGTCGCTGGTGGTGTTGTCGGTATATGACGTGACCACGCCGAGCGTCGCGATGTTCGACCATGAGCCGCCGTTGGCTGACCTCTGGACGATGATGCCCGTGTAAGGTCGCGCCTCGCTCGCGCTGGTGGCGTTGTTCGTCCACGTCACCGTGCACTTGGTCGCGCTGTTGCGGGTCGCCTTGCAGTTCGACGGCGCGGAAGGGGTGGAGTACGGACGTGCCGCAACGGTCTCGTTCCACCACGTCTCCGACGTGCCGTTCATGAAGCCAGAGCTGTTTGTCGCCTTGATGCCGCAGCCGATGGTCTGAGCCGTCCCGTACTTCTTCCAGATCGTCTTCTTCGGGTTCGCGTTCAAGTGCCATGTGTACTCGTAGCCGCCGTAGCTGGACTGCATGCCGCCGCTGCCGTAGCCAGCGGTTCCGTCGATCCAGCCGCTGACGTCGATGCCGCTTGAGATGTCGAACCCGTAGTTGACGGCTTGCGTGCCGCCGTTGATCCAGTACTCCACTCGGTCGTCGTACTCGTCCCAGTGCAGGTCAGCCCAAGCTCGCCAGTAGTTCGTCGTGTTGCCGTAATGGGTAACCACGTTCGACATTACGCCCACCCCATTCTGGTTTGTCGTTTAGCCGAGCCGACCAGAGCCGCCACAGCGTCCTTGACGGCTTGGTCCGCTTCGAGCAGCTTGCCGTCGAGGTAGATGTTGTACGTGCCGCCCTTGGCCTCGCCCTCGACGACGACGCGCGAGCTCGCCGACCGGATCGCGGTCACGCTGGACGACGCCGTGAAGTCGATGGGGTCCGCTTCCAGCGCCTCATGCACGGTTCCCATCGCGTCCGACGCCAGGGCGGCGGTGGAGGAAGCCGCCTTCGCGATGGACTTGCCGAAGTCACCCATGAGGGCCTTGCCCGAGTACGACGTGTATCCGTGACCCGAGAACGGGCCCCATTTGGCGGGCGAGAACGGGAACAGGCCTCGGATGTCGGACAGAGCGCCAGAAACCGCGCCGGCCACGCTGTCCACCGCGCCCATGATGCCGTCCTTGAATCCGTTGAGCAGCGCGCTTCCCGAATCGACGAGCCACTGCCCAGCGCCCGAGAAGAAGCCGACGATCCTGTCTTTGATGCCCGTGACGGTGCTGTAGACCGCGTCGATGCCGCCCTCGGCAGCGCCCTTGATGCCTTCCCAGATGTCCGAGAAGAAGCCCTTGATGGCTCCCCACACGCTGTCCCAAACGCCGCTGATGGCGCTGAGGATGGACGAGATGACGCTGAGCACGCCGTTGATCGCCGCAGTGACGACTGACTTGATGCCTTCCCACACGGCTTTGGCGAGGGACTTGATGCCCTCCCATGCGCCCTGCCAGTCGCCGCTGATCACCGCCATGACGGTGTCCACGACGGCTTGGATGATCGCCATGCCGGAGCTGACGACGGCTTGGATGAGCGACCACGCCGCGGAGACCACGGAGCCGATGACCGAGCACGCCGTCGAGAAGATCGTCTGGACGATGGGCCACACGGTCTGCACCACGGTCATGATCGCGTTCATGGCGGTGGTCACTACCGTCTCGATGATCGGCCACACGGTCTGTATGACCGTCTGGACGGTCGTCATCGCGAACGAGACCGCCTGCTGGACGTAAGGCCACACGACGGCGGCTGCGGCTTGGATCTGCGCCCACGCCGCGTCGATCGCGTTGCGCACGGTCTCGTTGCTGTTGTAGAGCGACGCCAGCCCAACGACAAGAGCCGCCACAGCCGCGATGACGAGACCGACTGGGCCGCCCGCCACCATCGACAGCGCGGCTCCGAGCGATTGGAACCCGGCCGCGACCCCGATGACGGACTTGAGGCCAGCCATCACGGGCAGCAGCAGCGCGAACGCCGTCAGAGCGGGGGCGATCGCCGGGGCGAGCTGCTTGAGGGCGTTGACGATGCCGTCCAAGAAGCCTTCGGGGAGCGCCGAGGTCAAGCCCTCGAACGCCGACTTGAGCGCGCCGATCGCCGTCCCCGCAACGTCCTTGATGCCGTAGATCACGGTGGCGATGGCGGTCCCCGTCGCCCCGAAGGAGCTAGAGAACGCGTTGATCGCGCCGCTGATGTTGCCGGCACCGATCGCGTCCACGACCGATTGGACTGCCTTCGAGACGCGGTTCGGGATGTTGTCCAGAGCCGTGCCGATGCCCTGCGTCGCGTCCTTGGCCTGCTGCGCGAACGACGCGAAGCCCTCCGCGCCCTCGCCGTCCAGCCTGAGCACGGCGCTGTTGAAGTCGTCCATCGAGACGGAGCCGTCTTGCAATGCGCTGTAAAGGTCCTTGCTCGTGGCGGACGCGCCCAGCATCGCCTTGGCGACTTGGTTGAGCTGCCCGGGCATGACCTCCTGCAAGGTCTTCCAGTCCTGAAGGTCGGGCTTGCCCTTGGACAGGATCTGGCTGTACTGCTGCATCGCGCGGCTCACGTCAGCTGCGCTCGCGCCGGATGCGAGGCACATGTCGTTGAACGCGATGCCGATGTTGGTCGCCTCATCCAACCCGCTGCAGAGCGGCGCCAGCTGCTGGACCATGCCGGTGAGCGCCGGCAGAGAGGTCGGCAGGCCGTCGATGGAAGCCGACATCTTCTTGATTGATGCCGTCGCGTCGTCGCTCGAGTACCCGAGGTTCTTCATGACCTTGGGGAAGTTGTTCATGGTGTCCACTCGGTTGATGGCGCTCCCGAGCGAATTCGAGATGGCGTTGAACGCGCCGCTGGTGACGCTGGACACGACGCCCGCGATGGCGCCCGTCTTCGCCGCCAGGCTCGCGCTGAACTGCCTGCCTGCGTCGGTGCCGGCCTTCCCTCCGACCTTCGACGCGCCCGAGAATGCGCCGTCCAGCTGGTCGGAGATGGACGCGGTGAGATTGTCGAACCTAGGGGTGAGCAGCACGGAGCCGCTCGCCACGTCAGCCATCCGCAACCCCCTTTCCTTCTTCGCCAGCCCGCGCGGGCACGGGGGCGCGGGATGCGAACAGGAGCGACTTCACCCTGTCCCTGCCCACGCTCAGGCTGAGCTTTTCCTTCTTCTTCCTTGGCGCCTTCGGGCGCGGTATCGGCTTGGGCTTCTTGCCCTTGCCTCCGCCCAGCCCGTAGGCGATGTTCGCGAGCTGGTCTGCGATGATCGCGAGGATGTAGTCCCCCTCGCCCCACGCCAGCTCGGGGTGCATGCGCCTGATCGTGCGGGACTCGTGCGGCAGCTGGGCCGTCAGCACGGCGATGGCGGCGAACTCGCCCTTGTCCATCAGCGCGTCCATGTTCAGCCCGTAGAACTGCTGGAAGTCCGCGTAGAGCTCGTCCCTCCCGTCGAGCAGGAACGGGGCGAGCAGCGCTAGTTTTTTACGTCGATCCTCTCGAAGAGCGCGTTCTCGATGCGCATGATCTCCTCGAAGTCCTCGTAGCCCATCTTGGCGCGGACGACCTCGCACGCCTTGTCGTCGACCTCGCCGCCGAACACGAAGTCGTAGAGCGCGAGAGCGTCCGCGATCGGGGCTTCCTTGCCCTCGTCCGCGTGCTTCTGGAAGCTGGCGAACATGCGGATGAAGTCGCGCGACTTGATGCGGCGCATGTCCACCGGGTAGGTCTCGCCCTCGAACTCCACCTCGTTCACCCACGGCTCCTTGGCGGGGGCCTTGGCGATCTTCGGCTCCATGTCCATGTAACGGGCGATGACGGCTTCCTTTGCCGCCTCCTTCTCGAGCGCGTAGGCGCGGAGCTGTTCGGGCGTCATGTCCTCGATGTTCATTGGCTTTCCTTTCTCATGCGGCGGTCAGGGGAAGCCGCTGAAGCTCCCCCTGCCGCCCCGTGCCGCCGTTTGAGGCTAGTCGGTGTGGGTGGTGGTGTCGTAGATGTACTCGCGCATCAGGTCGCCTTCGAAGAACGTGGAGGGCAGGCACTTGATGGTGGGCGTGTAACCCGTCAGGTCGGAGTTGTTCATCTCCACGTCGTCGCGCTCGACGATGATGCCGTTGGGGATGACGATGCGCTTGACCTTGGTGTCGGAGACCACCGCGTCGAAGATGAACAGATGGGAGCCGTTGAACTTGGTGTTGTGGCGCACGGTGGTGGTGCCGCCGGAGGTGGTCACGTTGTCCTCGCCGTAGATCGCCTTGAGCACGGTGTCTCGGGACTCGAGGAAGGTGACCTCTACGGACTCGCCGTAGCTGGACATGGGGGACGCGATGACGGAGCCGCCCCAATCGGACACGTCGTCGGTGTCGATGTCGGCGGAGACGGTCACGCCGTCCTCGGAGATGTAGCCGAGCGACTTGAGCACGGAAGAGGTGGCGCCGCAGAGGTCGGCGAGCGTCTTGGAGACGTCGATGAAGCCCGTGGGATCGGTGCCAGCGGGCGCGATGCAGGCGTAGCCGCCCTCGCGTCCCTTGCCGATTCCGAGGTTGGAGGTGTCGAGCATGGATTCAGCCATGTTTCTTCCTTTCGTTTTCAGGAATTGGAAAAGCCGCCGCGCTAGGGGCGCGTGACGGCGTAGAAGTCGAGTTGATAGCGCGGTGACCCGCTATCTGGGTCTGGGAAGGCGTATATGCCGCCGACGGAGCAGGAGCACACCTGCGGGACGGTCTCGCGCATGTTGAGAAGGACCTCCCTAGCCATGAGCGCGAGCGCGTAGGCTTCGGATTCCGTCTCAGCCCACACCTGGACCGCGAGGTTCGGGGAGTCCTTGCCCAGCGAGTATCCGCCGCCCGTGCGCTCCACGGTCGCGAACCGCTTCGGTCGGCTCTTCGGGACTGCGGAGCTCGCTGGCACGCCAAGCCCCTTGCGGAGCGCGTCGCACGTTGCCGCGATGATGTCGAAGCTCATACGCCGCATCCTTTCTTGAGAGTGTTGCGCAATCGGTTGTCCACGTGCGCCTCGACGTTCGCCGCGTACACCCTGCCCGCCGCCGTGTTGTCCAAGACCTTGACCTCGGACGCGTACAGCGGGGCGGTGCGCGAATGCACCGTGCCAGCGATCGAGTTGCAGCGCGAAGCCGCCGCGTCCGCCTGAGACTGCAGCAGACCGCGCACGCCGCCGCCCTTGGCGATGCCGACGATGCCAGCCCTGACGGGCTTCACCTTTCCGACGCGCCTCACGCCGACGCTCCACCCGCTAGCCATCGCACGCCTCGCATTCGACCGCGCGGTTCCAGTCACCCGGGCAGTTCCCGTCCAGGTAGGGCTGCGGATCGCCCACTACGGCGTACTCGCGACCGCCGTAGCGGACGGAGCAGCCGCGGAGGGGTTCCGCGTACGCCTTAGGGAAGTGGAAGGTCATCGCCACGGTCACGCCGTCGGGGCGCGAAGCCGCGAGGTCGTCGGTGCCGCCTGGCTGGGGCACGACGTTCTGAACGGTCTCTGCGGTCGGATCGCCAGCCACCTCGTTGCCGTGCGCGTCGACCGTGGGGGCGCCGGGTCTCAGCACCTCCACGGAAACGCCTTTGATCAGCTGCATGCCGGTCACCCCGCGATCATCCGGCACGAGGTCACGGTCCCAGCGGACAGCCCGAGCAGGTCAAGCTCCGACGGGAGCGGGCGCATGTACTGGTCGAGCAGGGAGACGGACGCCGTGTAGCTCCCCGCCGTCTGCGAGTACTGCGACACGCCGCCCATCCCGTCTGGCACGGACATGGCGCGGTTGACCATCGACATGCACACGGTGGAGAGGTTGAGGTCCAAGACCTCGTCCTCCCCAGCCGCGTAACCGTCCATCTTGGCGAGGAGGTAGCCCGTCGCGCGGGTGAGCAACGCGGCGAGCCTCCCCTCGTCGGCTACCGCGCCGTATGCCGCCACGTAGTCGTCGACGGTGGCGAACGCCTTGATAGCCATCGCGGATCACCCCTAGACGGTCGCGGTGCCGTTGTCGATGCGGACGAAATCGGCGAGGTCGCGGACGACGAAGCCGACCTCGAACTCGCAGCGGACTGCGAACATGTTGCGCTGCCAGAGGTTGAGCGTCTTGCTGCCGCTGGTGAGGGTCGCCTGGTCGGAGATGGAGATGTTCACGTCCTTGACCACGCCGTAGCGGGCTGCGCTCCAATCGCCGCCGAAGCCCAAGACCTCCGCAGCCTTGCCAGCAGCGGCCTTGTGGGCTGCCTTGCGGAACTGGGTGGGGACGCTCAGGACGTGACCGACCGCGCCGTCGGTCTGGACGTTGTTGATGAACAGCGGGCGGTTGGTGGTGTCCTTGGTCTTGAGCAGGAGGGTCTTCGCCTGCGGGGAGAGGACGAAGGCGTTGAGGTCGCCGTCAGCCTCCGCGACCTTGCCGATGGCGTCGACGAAGGCGTCGTAGGTCTTGGTGGAGGCGTCCACCGCGTTGGTCACGCCTGCGAGGGTGTCGAAGCCCGTGCCGGGGGCGGTGCCGTGAAGGACGGTCTCGTCGAACTTCTTGGCGATGGCGTACGGGAGTCGCGCCACAAGCTCGTTGTAAAGGGCCTCGGTGTTGTCGCGGAACTGGTTGCTGAACGGCTCGATGATCGCCAGCGTGTAGCCCTTCATCTCCTTGGTCGCCAGCGTGTGCTGGGAAACGGGCTTCTCGTCGGTCTCGTTGACCCAGCCAGCCTCGGGCTCGCCCGTCACGACGGGGATGGACAGGCCGTTGCCGGGCAGCTCGATGCGCTGAGCAAGCTGCATGACAGCGGAGCTCTCGAGCGTCTTGGCCCAGATCTCGTCGGATACGCTTGCGGGGAGGGTGATGGAACCCTTGTTGATGCCTTCTGCCATGGTTTGGTTTCCTTTCTAGTTGAAGGCGTTCTTCATGAACTGCGCGAAGTCGTCCTTCGCGCTTCCGCCCGTTTTCTGGATGTCGGCGCGTTTGCCGTCGCCCAGCACCACGGGCACGGTGGCTGTTTCCTTGGTCGAGTACTTCTCTGAAAGCTTCTCGGCCTTTGCCATGAGGTCGTCACGATCGTTGGCCGATACGAATTCAAGCAAATCTGCGGGCACGCCCGTTTCGGTCGACACCTCGCTGATCCATTGCCTGCGGTCTTTCTCGGCCTGCAGCGCGTCGGCACGCGCCGTCGCGTCTGCGAGCTGCTTCTGGAGCTTCTCCTGCTCGGTCATCTGCGACTCCTTGAGCGCCTGCAGCTCGTCCGCTGCGCCCTTGCGCTGCTTGGCGAGCTTCTCCCATTCGCGGGAGTGCCTCTTCAGCTCGTTGTACTTGGCTTCCCAGTCGATGGCTTCGGGCGAACCGTTCGGCTCCTGCTCCTCCACCTGCTGTGCTGTTTCGTCTTCCATGACGATCTCCTTACCGCGCCGTTCGGCGCTGTCCCCCTCCGCCGTTCGGCTTCGGGATGCGAGTACAATATGAAAAAAGCCGTCCGAAGGCGGCTTTGATCAACGTGTTATGCGGCGCATCGGGGTCATCCCCGTGTCCTTGTCCATGTCGTTCGGGTCTATCAGGATGGCGGTCTCGCCGTCCCTCAGGGCTTCCCTTGCTGCTTTTGCGGACGCGTCCACCCCATCCACCAGCAGGACGTAATGCCCGTCGGTCTTCATGCCGCCGTCCCTGCGCTCCCGCCTGAGCACGGCTATCGAGTCGGCGACGCTGCCGCCCGTCGAATCGCCCACGCCCCACGTGAGGCCGTTCATGCGCAGCGGCGCGCCCTCGCGGTCGGTGATGGACGTGGCGAGGCCGTGCGCCGCGAGCGCGTCGGTGAACCTCGACCATTCGGTCTTCGGGGTCTCGGCGACGATGCCTTCCCACGCCCACCCGCGCGACCTCTTCTCGATCTCGTTGCACACGGAGTCCGTGATGCGCTTGTTCACGTCGCGGGAGTCCTGCCCCGCCATCTCCTTGCGGATCGCCTCGGGATCGACGGTCTTCCTCGCGTCCATGTAAGCGTCGTAAAGCCAATCAGGGTCGTATCCGTCCACGACGGTGGAGGCGTCCCCCGCCACGACTCGGCAGTCGCATCGGTCGTGGAAACGATTGAACGCCCCGCCCGTGTAACCCGCTGACTGCCTCGACCTGTAATCGAAGCCGCGGGACGCGAGCATCAGGCAGAAGCCGCACGTCTCCCTGCCGGTCGGGACTCGGGCGTAGCGCACGCCCTTTGAGTAGTCCCTCTCGGCGTTGTTGACCGTCGTGAGGTTCGCGGAACGCCCCACCGACCCGTGAGCCTTGACCGACAGCCGCTCGGCGAACCTCGCGAAGTCGTCGCCTGACGCTTCGCGCACGGATGACACGGCTCCAGCCGCGCCTTGCGGGGTCATGGGCTTGGCGGGCTGCGCCTGCGGTGCCTGGATGCCCAGCTGCTCCATGGTCGCGTCGTACGCCTCGCACGCGATGGACGCGGCCTGCGCGCCGAACTGCTCCGAACAGGAGACCAGAACCTGCTCGGCGAACGAAGCCATGTCCTCCCATGCGAGGGTTCCGCCGTTGAGCGACCAGTAGGAGCGCAGCGCCCCTTGGACGAAGCGGTACGCCGCCTCTTGCTGGGCTGCGACCGCTGCGGAGTAACGGTCCAGTTCGCTAGCCGATATCCGCATCGTCATCGCCCTTCGGTGCCGGCAGCGGCTGCGACGCGGCAGCCTGAGCCGCCGCCTGCGACGCCGCTTGGATTACAGCCTGCTGGCGCATGTCGCGCATGATCCCGTCGATCACTGGCTCCGAGTAGCCCAAGTCCCGCCAGAACTGGCGCGTCAGGGAGTAGTTCGGAGCCGCGCTGTTCACCTTGATCGCGAAGTCGACGTTAGCCGCCTTGGACGGCTTGAGAACGTCGGCGTAGCGCGGGTGAACGTCCGCCGTCTCGAACAGCTCGGGGTCCCTCACGCCGAGGATCATGCGCGCGATGTTCGCCCATGCGATGCCGTTCATGCGGTTCAGGTGCTCCGCTTCCACGATCAGGCGCTGCTGCGCGGCGAACATGGCTTCGGAGGAAACGGGGTTGTCGAACACGATGCCGACCTCGTCCAGGGGCAGGCACGCTTCCGACGCGAACTGCTTTCCCAGCATCTCCAGGTGGTCGATGTGGGGCTGCATCGTCATCTGGGACAGCTGCCCGAGCTGGGGAACGTCTCCGTTCTTGTTCGGGGTCACCAGCAGCATGGAGTCGGCGTACATCTCGACCTTGCGCTTGGACATCTCCTCGGCGGTCTTCTTGTCCACGCCGAGCAGGTAGCGCATCGGCCACGTGTAGAACGTCGCGGTGATCTCGGTGCGCGAGCCGACGCACAGGGCGCGGTCGATCAGGCTTCGCACGGTTCGGTTGATGCGCGACTTGCCGAAGGGGCGCGTTAGCGACGGGCGGTAGCGCAAAGGCTCCATCATCGGTCGCCCGAACGGGTTCGGAGCCTTCTCGGCTTCCCACGTCTCGCCGACTTTTCGGCAGGAATATGTGAAATCGTCCGTGTACATGCTCACCCACGTGGGCACGCGCATGCCGCTGGCGTCAACGTCGATGTCCACGACGCAGATCCCAGCCTTGATGCGCTTCTTGCGCTCGTCCCAGATCGCCGCAGCGTCGAGCGCGGAATGGGCGGAGACGATAGCCTCCGGCTCACCTTCCATGCCCTTGGAGACGGTCAGGAACGCGCAGGAGTCGGTAAGCTCGGAGGTCACCGCCTGCTCGTTCAGGCCCACGAGGACTTCAAGCGGGACGATCTCGGCGAGCGTCGCCGCGTCCTCGCCGTCGAAGCCCTCGAGCACCGAGCGGCTGGCGAGAACGTCCACGCACTTGCCGCCCCAGCCCGACACCACGCCGAGCTGCGTCAGGTCTTCGGGCATGGACGAGTCGGTAGCGACGGGCTTCACCTTGCCGCTGTAGTACGCCTCGTTCCTGATGTTCGAGCTAAGGTGCCGCTGCCATTCGGCTAGCAGCTCGTTGAACAGCCCCACCTCTTCAGCGTCCAGGTTCATCATGGACGGGTCGACTTGGTAGAGCGTAGGGTTCGGTGTCGTCATAGGATCATGCATCCCCCGTCTGGGTCTCGTTTCGTCGTCTTAGCAGCCCAATAGGCGATCACAGCCGCCTCTATCGGCGTTGAGCGGTCGCCGCCGTACGCCCACCCGCCGTCGGACCCTATCGGGCGCTTGCGAGCTTCCGTCGCGCTCGCGTCGAGCGCCGACTGGGCATCCCCCTCCCCGCCGTCCCAATGGGTCACGGACTTGTCTATGAGCGCTTGGGAGAACATGGAGGTGGCGTTCACCACGTCCTTGGTCGACGTGGCGAACAGGGCTTGGCGCGGGTAGTGCTCGCGGAGCCTGTCAAGCAGCGCGGCCGCTCCGTTGCGCCCGTCCACGGCGATGGCGGCGGTGGTGTCGGCCATCTGCTCGGTGCAGAGGAAGCCGGTAAGCCATTTGAGCCCGTCCGCAAGCGTGCCCTGCCCGACATGCTCCACATACGCGCTGCCGTCTTCCTGCAGCCTGCAGGCGCACAGCGCTATCTGGGAGCCGTCGGGGCTGAACTTGACACCGAACGCCTTCTTGCCGTCCGTCGGCACCTTCGAGCGCGGCACGGCAAGGGAGCGCCACAGCGCCTCGTCTATCGCGCTCGCGCTGCTCGACCCGCTCCACCAGTCCAAGCGCTCGTGGGCGAAGCCGGGCAGGTTGCCCTTGGCTCCCGCGAACTCCGATTCGGTGTAGCTCTCGTCCAGCACGTAGCCCATCGACGGGTTGGACTCGTACACCTCGTCGAGGATGTCCGCGAACGTGCAGTCCTTCGGCGGGAGCTTCCCGCACGCCCACGACGCCCAGCACATGCGCCGCATGCCGCCTTCCAGGACGGACTTGCGCACTCGCGCGAACACGGTTCCAGCGCTGCGCTCGTTGGGCGGGGTTCCCATGTAAAGGATCTGGCGCTCGCCCGTGGACGATGCCGCCAGGGTGTACGCGATCGCGTCGTATTGCGTGTCCGTAAGCTCCTGCGCCTCGTCGTAGACGACGAGCTGGATATCGTCGAAGCCTCGCGCCGTGCCGTTGGTTCGCGCGATGAACTCGATGGAGCCGCCGTTCTTCAGGAAGATCGCTTCTTCGCCGTTCGTTCGGCGAATGCGCTCGACGAGCCCCGTCAGCTCAGGGTGCGCGTCGTCCGTGAAGTAGCGGACAAGGCGCATGAACGCCTTCTTGGCGGTCTTGACGCGGTGCGCGGTGTGGAGCACGTGCCAGCCGCAGACGGCTAGGCGGTAAAGCTCGTAAACCTCAAGCGCGGCGTTCTTGCCGTTCTGGCGAGGCACGTCCAAGCCGCACGTCACATACGACGGCTTGCCGCGCCCGTCGCACGCGCACCAGTCGGACAACACCAAGCGTTGCCACGGGAAAGGCGATATGCCCAAGTCCTCGCCGAGGGCTATCGCGTCTTCGGCTTCGGTGTAAGCCACCTCGCCGTTGCGGTAAGCCCTACGCGGTTCCTGCCTGCCTCTGCGCACGCCGCCCGGCGACGATGGTGAGGACGTTGGCTTGCTTCGGGGCACTCTCGTCCTCCTTCTCGTGGGTGTCGCAGATCCCGAGCTGCTTGTTCAGCTGCCGGATCTCCGCGCTTGCGGTTTTCAGGGTGCTTATCTGAGGGAAGGCCTTGAGGTCCCCCATGTCGTTGCTGTAGGCGGTCTGACCGCCGAAGTTGTCCAGCTCCTCCTGCGCCGTGTCGGCGATCTTGTACCACTGGCACAGAAGCGAGAGCGCGGGCGCGTCCGATTGGGAGAAGCTGCGGCCTGCCGTCAGCTCGTCCCATTTCGCGGATTTGAACGCGTCGCCGGCGACGGAGTCGGGCTTGGCGAGCGGCGTCACTTGATCTCGCTTATGACGGCCGCGATGATCGCGAGCACGATGACCAGAAGCCAGAACCCCCAGATCGGGGACAGGACCAGCAGCCACGGCCAATCGATGAAGCCCGTGATCTTGCACGCGATGAAGACGATGGCGAGCAACCCACAGAACCCGATGCCGCCGCCGTTGCCGTTGCCGTTGTTCATTCGCAGACTCCTCTCGACAATGAAAAAGCCGCCCTGATCGGAGCGGCTAGTGAAGCATACGGATATTGGAAGAGGGCGAGGGCGGCCTCGTCGCTCAAGCATCTCGCGGTCGGCTGGCGCGCTAGAGCGCCATCGTCGCGGCTACCGCGCCCTCGACGATGGCCGTGAAGGCGGTGCCGAGGAAGCCGCGAACCGCCGCCATGCGCGAGTTCTCGGAGAGGTACCCGGCCCCGTCCATCGTTATGGAGACCGACGTCACGTCGGAGCCGCCCCAGTGCCGGTACTCGCCGACCCGCACGAGCCCGCGATGCGCCATGTCTTCAAGGACGGTCTTCCAGTAGACGTCGTTGCACCCGGCGACCTCGCGGGCCTTCGCTGGGCTCGCCTCGACTCCTGCCTTGAGGCATGCGTACAGGTACGCGAGCACCTTGTAGACGATGACCTCGAAATCGTCTTTGGCCATGGTTGCCCCCTTAATAGAAAAGCCGCCCTAGTGGACGGCTTGGAACAGATTGATAGTCTCCAGTTTTTAGATCTCTGGAATCTTGCTCATCACGTAGCGCTCGACGATCGTCTCGCACACCTTCTTGAGCAACGGGTACGACAGGTCAAGCCCCGCGTCTTCGAGGGTCTTTGCCATCAGCGCCCACGCGCAATCGTCCTCGATGTCGCGCAGGAACGCGGCCCCCTCCACGGTCAGCCCTTTGACGGCGCCATTGTTGTACGACGGCTCGAATTCCATGGTCGAATCGACTATCCCCTCTTGCCGAAGGCGCGACAGCTCGCCGCGCACGGCGGAGACGTCGCCGAACCGCTGGAAGTCGACGAGGTTCAAGTCGCCATCGGAGCAGCCGATGAACACGAGCATGTTTCTCATGAGGTTGTAATCGCGCATCATCGCCCTTTCTCGTCGCGGTCGAGGAGAACTAGAGGCACATTCCGATACCCGTGGGCCATTCGAAGCCTTCGGCATCGAAATCCACGAGGTCGCTCATCATGTACTTGTAGTAGTCGACGGCCTCCTGCGGCGTGTCTTCGGTCGGCACGAAGTTGGGGCTGAGATGGTAGTTCTCATCGCCGACCCACTTCGCAACCTTCTCGTACTCAATCTGCCCTCTTTCGGTGAACATGCTATCTCCTAACTGTTCTTTTTGATCCAATCGCGCAACGCCTTGCCGTGAGCGTTCGGACGGCCTCCCGTCATGCTCGCAAAGCTCTCTGCGAAGTACTCGTACTCGTCCTTCCTGCCGTATCTTGATGGGTGCGCAGACCCGCCTGCCTTGTACTTCGACTTCGCAATGGATTGTACCTCGTTCCGAATCTGGGAAGCTGATTTCCCCGTGCTGTTCGTGTAGGAGAACTGCGTAAGGTGGCCGTATTCGTGGCGCGCGGTATAGGTGAAGTCCTTCGTGACCTTCCCATTGGTCTCGGTCTTATACTTGGTCTTTTGCTCGCTTCGGAGAGCAGAGCGGGAATACCCCACGTTTGTGTGGTACGAAGGGTTGAGAAACATGACCATCGCACCGGCCCCCAGATTCGCGGCGGCACCTTTCACTCCGCTTTTATGCGTGACAGACAAGACGACATCGTTTTTAGCCAGGGTATGAACCAACTTTTCCTGCTTTTTAAGCTCGATAGCAACCGATGCAAGTTGCGCGGTTGGAATCTCGCTTGTGCCGTACAGCTCCTTGAAGCCAAGTTCCTCGATGAAGAGCGTTCGTATGTCGGAACGCGTTTCGGGACGCTTTGAAACGTATATCTGCCCGCCGCCGCCTGATGCGTAAACGTTTTTGCCGCCAATCGATCCACCCGAGCTGAACCCGCTAGCTTTGCTCTTAGCCATTCCACTTCCTCACCTTGTACTGAACCACTTCACAGCCGAACTCGTAACCCAGCGTGTCGCCGAGCAGCAGGATCCGCGAAGGCTTGACCTGCCTTTCCAGCTCTGGGAAACCCTTGGCGCACTCTTCCGCGTATTTCTTGACCCTCGTGACCCCGAGCGTGCTCACGAACACCGTCCCGCCCTTCGGAATCCCCTTGAATATCCACGACAGCGAAGCCTCGTCGCTCCATGTGGCGTTCGGAACGACGGTCAGCCCTTGCGACTGCCAGTAGTGCCCGAGCGCAAGGCTGCGATAAATGTTCCATAGCTTCATCGGGTACGGCATGTCGGTGTAGACGCTGAAATCGGGCGTGACCACGCACTCGAACCTGCGGAGCAGCTCTACGTATCTCTCGGGGCGGTTCCACACGCGCTCGAACTGGTAGTCGTCTATGCAGAAGTGGATTCCCTTGTCGAACTCCTTCGCGCTCTTCGCGAAGTTGAAGCTCATCATGTCGGACGGGCGCACGTCCACCGGCTCCATCGTCGGCAGCTCGAGCCTTCCTTTGCAGTCGGCTTTGCTGCACTTGTCGAGGTTCCAACCGTTGTTGTTGCGCGTCATCTCCGCGCCGTAAGGCAGAACCTTGGATTTGAAGTCCAAGCCGAATCGGCTCATGTCCATGTCCTTGAGGCTCCGAACCTCCTCGCGCAGCATCGACTTGTTGTACGTCGCGATGTCGCCCGTCTTGTTGTCGGCGATGCGGAACGCCTTGACCTGGTCGGGCGTGAGGTCGTCGCAGAACTCGATCTTCTCGTCCGGGATCTCCGCCCAGCCCAGCGACTTGCACGCCGCCACGCGGGTGTGCCCGAACACGATCACGGGGTTCTCGCGCGATTCCAAGCCGATGGTTCCGCGCAGCCCGAACTCCTTTATGGACTCCGCGACCTTCGGTATCGCCTTCTCGTTGTGCCGCGCGTTGCGCTCGTACGGGATGATCTGGTCTATCAGCAACGTTCCACCTGTTCAGACGCTTGGAAAAAGCCATTCTGGGAAAAATTCCGCACTGGGGGGTATTTCAGCCCAGGTGCGAGGGGGGCTGTGGCGGGAGGGAGGGGGAGACTCCCCCACCCCCTGATCAGGCGGGGCTAGCCCGTCCAGTCCTGGGACGGGGTCGGCGCTTCCGCTTCCTGCCCAGCCGCCTCTCCTTGATCGGCGACGTAGAAGAGCCTCTTTCCCTTCTTCTCGTTGCAGATGCGGTGCGCGGGCTGCACGTTCTCAGGGTCGAGCTCGGAGCCGCCCAATGCGACGGGCACGATCTCGTCCAGCTCGTAGCTCCACGGGTCGCCAGCGGGGAGCGAGTAGTCGATCGGGCGCCCGCAGATGGCGCAGGGAAGCCCCATCTGCTTGACCCGGTTGCGCAGGATGCGGCGGCGGTGCCCGTTGCGGTCGTTGCGCGACACGGCTAGCGCACCCTGTCCAACGCGCCGTAGCGCTGCGCCATCATGCGCTCCCACTTGCGGCGCTCTCGGTCGCCGTCGTCGTCGGGGGCGGCGGGAACCGGTTGCGCTGCGATGCCGACCGCCTTGGCGAACGCCAGCCCGATCACCGTGTCGTACCGCCGTCCAGTGCCTAGGATCAGTCGGCGAACCATCGCCACGACCTCGCTGTTGGTCATGCTTCCCCCTTCGGGCATAGAAAAAGCCGCCCTGTTGGACGGCTCGATACATCCTTGCGCTGTCCGCCCCTAAAAGAGCGGTATCCATCCTTTTGCTTCCTTGAGGTAGTTGTAAGCCTTCCTCATCGAAGCGTTCTCCTTCATGTACTCGAACCCGTCGAGCGTGACCACCGCGTCGCATGACGTCATGATGGTGCCGCCGCCCCACGTCCGCACGAACGAGAAGCCCTTCGTGTACCCTTGGTCTTCCAGGTTCCTGCATATGGCGTCGAGGTAGCCCTGCTCCAAGCCGTCGCCGAAGTAGCCGCTTTCCGCCTTGAAGAGGGCGGGGTCCGCCCTGTTCCCCTTCGTCATGCACTCGTAGAGGTAGGACAGGATTTTGAACGCGATGAGGGCCATGTCGTCTTTCGCCATGCGGTCCCCTTTCGAGATGGAAAAGCCGCCCTGCGGTGCAGAAGCGGCTAAGAAAAGGATCGGGGCCGAAGCGCAGCCCCTCTGTGTGTTTTTCGACTCCTATAGGATATCAGGAACCGATGTACTTTTTTGTACGGAGTTTCCCCGATCTAGTCCAAATAGGCGCTTGGGATGGCGCGAAGGTGCGGCGGCATCGCGTCGAACAGCTCGGCTAGAGCTGCCGTAAGCATGTCCCCGCGCACGTAGGTCTCCGCGTAACCGATCGCGTCCGCGACGTCAGACCACGGAAGGTCGCGCACGTATCGGGCTGTGAGAAGAGCGTCATAGCGCCCGTCTATGCGCCGCAGGGCGCGCTCGAACGCGTCCACCTCGTCTCGCCATGCGCCTAGAGCTTCAGCCCATTGCGCGCGCAGCTCGTCTGCTTCGGCGACGAAGGCGGCCATCGCGCCGTCGGCGCTTCCACCGCCAGAGCCACCCTTGTCGTAAGCGATGCCCTGCAGTCGGTCGTAGCGCTCGGTGAGCTCTTCAAGCGCAGCCTCGCGCTGCCTCAGTCGAACAACCGTTCGCCTAACGTTCTCCGCCCACGGTCGAGCTTGCGAAGCCTTCCATGCCGTGTACTCGTCCGCCATGCTTAACCTGCTATCCTCTCAACGCCCAATGCCCTGCCCCTTCCGTCTGTGTTATGATCTCTTCACGCCAAAATGCATTGCGGGAACGCGGCAAGCTACCGCGGGAGGGAGACCCTGAGATTCGATCTCGGGGTCTTCTTCTTTCTCCCGCACTTGTTCTTTAGGCGCGTCCAGCAGCGACACCCTGCCGCATTGAGGGCAGACGTATACCTCGCAAAGAAAATCAAGGCTGAACGGGTTCGTCGACGCGCAATCAAGCCACCTGGTGTCGGTCGCGAAGCTCAGCCTGACGGATTGCCCGTCACCGCAATACGGGCATTTGATCGTCTTTAACATATGAACCACCACCAAATCGCGAACGCGAATAGGAACCACGGAACCATCCCCAGCACGAGTGAGAGGATGATCGCCATGACCGTCGCGAAAGCCTCGTAAATCTTATCGTTCTTCGTCATTTCGCACCTCGTTTCGGAGCAGTTTCGCAGTACCTGCCGCCTTCCTGATCCGCGCCGCCCAATCGATCACGCCGTCAACGTCGGCTTGCTCGCATTCTTCCGCGACTTTCAAAAGCTCGTCTCGGTCGATTGCTCGCGTGTTTCACAACGCCGCCGCCTGCTCTTCGAGCGCGTGGCACGTCTCGTCTTCGATGTCGTCATTGCGCAACAGGTCGTCTCCGTGGTGCTCAAGCTCGAAGCTCGCCCCGCAGTTCGTGCAGCCGACCGTGGCAACGAAAACGTTGTCTCCGCGATAGTCCCAACCTGCGTCCTCGCTTTTGCTGCAGGCTTCGCCCCCGCAGAAGGGGCATGCTTTCAACTCGGTCATTTGAGAACCTCCGCTCCGCAGTTTGGGCAGAAGCGAGGCATATGAGGCACGCTGAAAATCTCGCCACATTCGTTGCATTCTTCGCCCACTATATCGACCTTGCATCTGCACTCGCTGCACTCGAACGTGTCCTTGTACCCGCTCACGTTTCGGCACGTCGGTCGGTCGATGAGTTCGGCTAGGAGCTCGACGACAGCCTTGCCCTCGAAAAAGTTCGGGTAGTAGTGCATCCCATCGCGGTAGTCGCAGATCACGTCCAGCACCCGCAGCATCAGCTCCCCCGCGTCATCTGGCGAGTCGATGATGCCGTGGTCGTCCCCGAGACCTTCGGCAAACCCTTCTTCGCGCAGCTTCTGCGCGTCGTAGCGCCTTCTCTCGTCGTTAACCATTGCGCACCTCCTCGATCAGCTCCATCAGCTCGCGCCACTCGCCGCCCTCGTCTTTGAGCGCCTGAGCCATCGCGTTCGCAAGCTCCCTGATCTCCCATTGCGCGGACTTGTCCAGCCGAAGGCTCAGGAAGTTCATCAGGCTTCGCGCGTTGATCGTCATGACTAGGTTCGTCATGGTTGCCTCGGGCAGCAGAAAACGCGCGTCCTCCTTCTTCACGCCCTTCGCGAGAAGTCGGCGGTAGGCTTTAGCTGCCTTCTCCGTCTCCGCGCGGAAGCCTACTTCCTCGCCAGCCTTGATGACCGAAGGCGGCACGACGTACCAGTCATCGCCTCCTATCTCGCAATAACGCTGGCTCGTGACGCTGAACGATGCCATGCGATGCCTCGAGAGCTGCGCCAAACATGATCGGCTGATGCCCTCGATGCGGAACGTCGCGCTGACGTGCTCGGCCACGCTCGTGTGACCGTTCGCGATGCACCTGCGCACGCGCTTCGGGTTGTAGTCGTCCTTCCCGTAGCACATGCCAGCCGCCTCACTGACAAGATGCATGGGCGACTCGGTCACCCTGATTGCCGTTACTTGCATTGCTTCCTCCTAATCCCTTACGAAGTGCGCGGCCAACAACAAGCCTGCCGCGTTCTCGAACTCGAACAAACAATCGTCTGGCGTGCTCGCCGCCGTGTCCCCGCCCGAGTAGTAGACGAACCAACCGTCGTCTCTCACGTTCCGCGCCTTGACGATGCCCAACTCGTAGGAATCGCAGCCGCGCCGCTTGTAAAGGACCGCGTCCCCCGGTTTGATCGCCATCAGAAGCGCCCCCTCTCCTCGTTGCGCTCGCGGCACTCTTCCATGGCAGGTCGGAGGTCGTCGAACCCCAGCGCCAACGCCAGGTTGCACGACGCGGTGATCAGGTCGGCGATCTCATCCAAGACCGCGTAGTCGGAGATGTTCCCGATGTCGCTTTCCTGCCAGGCTCCGAAGACCTCCGCAGCCTCTTCAAGCACCTTCTTCGCCTGCTCCTTGTCGGCATTCGCGTTCGGGAAGACCGCGACCTCGCCGACGTTCACGGCTTTGCGCTCGGGCA